TGAGATGGACGATGTTCTTCAGTGTGATGAAGAGATGATCAAGCAGCAAGACAAGATTGATTATATCAAAGCAGTCCTATACCAATTAGAGCAGATTCTGCGGTCACTAAATAGTAGGACATGGGATATTAAGTCCGCGATTGAGTGGACCAAATTTACAAATGGATTAATGTGACCGATCTAACCATCACGAAAAAAGATGAAGTGTATCTTAATGTGGAATGCGACCCCAGTATTTCACAGGAACTATCAGAGTATTTTACGTTTGATGTTCCAGGTGCAAAATTTATGCCAACCTATCGTGCTAAGTTATGGGATGGTAAGGCACGTTTGTTTAACATGTGGACTAAAGAACTATACGTAGGACTTCTTCCATATCTCAGAGAATTTTGCCAGCGTAATGAATATGAGATGGACGTTCAGATCGAACGTATCGGCGATCCCATAACCTACGAAGAACTGGTTGAATATGCCGACTCGCTGAATCTCCACTCACAAGGCAATCCGATCGAAGCAAGAGACTATCAGTTGGACGCTGTTAAGTATGCGATTCGTATCGGTAGAACTCTGCTGCTGTCACCAACTGCATCAGGTAAGTCGCTGATCATTTATCTTTTGATGCGTTACCACCAAAAGTTTGGACGCAAACAATTAATTATTGTTCCAACCACATCTCTGGTCGAACAAATGTATAAGGACTTTCAAGATTATGCCTCGGAAACAGACTGGAAAGCAAGTTACAATTGTGCGAGAATCTATTCAGGGTTCGAGAAGTCGAATGAGTATCCCATTACAATATCAACATGGCAGTCAATCTACAAATTACCTAAAAAGTTTTTTGATGGGTTTGATGTTATATATGGAGACGAAGCGCATCTTTTCAAAGCGAAATCGCTAACATCAATCTTCAACAAATGCACCAAGACTAAGTTCCGGATCGGAACAACAGGAACTCTTGATGGAACTAAGACGCATAAGTTAATCCTCGAGGGATTGTTTGGCAAGGTGCACAAAGTTATCTCTACCAAAGAATTGATGGAGCAGGGATCGGTCGCCGATCTGGATATTCATTGCCTCGTTCTTGATTACTCTGATGAAGAGAAGAAAGCACTAACCAAGTATACCTATCAGGAAGAAATGGACTGGTTGGTAACACACCAAAAGCGCAACAACATAATCAAGAATCTGGCAACCACACAGAAAGGTAACACCCTAGTGCTATTTCAGTTTGTCGAGAAACATGGTGCAGTTTTGTATGACTTGATCAATGAGAAGATCGGAAAGTCTCGTCAAGTTTTCTTTGTTCATGGTGGAACTGATACTCAGCAGCGGGAGAAGGTTCGTGAGATTACCGAGAAAGAAAAAGATGCAGTCATCATTGCATCGTATGGCACCTTTTCAACGGGAATAAATATAAGGAATCTGCATAATGTCATATTCGCTTCTCCGTCGAAATCCAGAGTAAGAAATCTCCAGTCGATTGGTAGAGGGTTGCGTAAGGGAGATGACAAAACTTCCTGTCGCCTTTTTGATATAGGTGATGACCTATCTTGGAAGAGCAGAAAAAATTATACTCTACTACAAATGATAGAGAGAATTAAGTTATATAATGAAGAAGGTTTTAAATACAAACTCGTGAGGATATCTACTGATGGAAACTCCAAAGGTACTTAAATTTAAAAATGGCGACCTAGTAATCGCAACGATACGGGACAGTAATACCAATGAATTATTCTGGATGGATAATCCCATTGCGGTGATTCCCTATCCTGTCATTCAAGAAAATGTTGTTGGGGAAACGTTTCTTCTGAAACCATGGATTGGTATTACTACAGAGAAAACTTTCCTGATTCCCAAATCCGAAATAATTACTGTCTGTGTATTGAGAGAAAATCTCCTCGCCCAGTATGAGAGATATATCTCAGGGGAAGTAAAACTTCCCGAGGAAACGCAAGAGACAAACGTCGACATGGAAATGTTGCACTCCCGACTACTCAGAAGCAGGAACCTACTCAATTAAGCAGTAGTAAAGCTATTATTCATCATACTCGACATAGTCATTATACCTCGAATCGCGAGTGTTGTCAAGCTATATACTGAAATAATAGTGAAAAAAAATCATTGACTAATTAGAAAAAGTATAGTATAACGTATGTATAGATGGAGTTATAAATGACTGAAATACCAGAAAAGAATGTGAAAAAACCATTCAAGAAGAACAAGAAAAACAACATACATTATGTAGATAACTCTAAGTTTCTAGAAGAGATTACTAAGTATCGAAATAGTGTGCTTGCTGCAAACGAAGCGGGAACATTGAAACCACGTGTTCCAAACTATATCGGGGAATGCTTTCTAAAGATTGCAACTCACTTGGCATACAAGAGTAACTTCATCAACTACACATATCGAGAAGAAATGGTGTCGGATGGTATTGAAAATTGTATTACTTACATCGATAACTTTAATCCTGAAAAATCGAAGAATCCCTTCGCGTATTTCACACAGATAACATACTATGCCTTCCTCCGTCGTATCGCGAAAGAGAAACGCCAGCAGCAAACTAAGTATCGATACATGCGAAACATTGATGTTCATGACTTGATTACACAAGACCACGATACAGGCGACTACGGTAATGAGTTTATTGACTATGTTAAGAAGCAGATGGACATGATTGATGACTTCGACAAACCAGAATCAGCAAAGGTCAGTAACATACCAAAGCGTCGACCGAAATATTTAGACCAAAAAATCATTGACAATTCTCTTGATATAGAGTAGAATGGATTTTATAAGTTTGTTAAAGGAGTTATACATGACTGAAGTAAAAACTAACAAGTACGTTGCATGGTTCACTGAAAACTGGTTCACCGTATTTTTCTTTCTTGCGTTTGCATTGATTATCGCATCAGTATCCATTAATGTCAGTAACCATAGGAATGGTGTTCAAGGTGTTTCTAAACAGAATGCAGGTTGCATCTATCTCGAGTCGAGCGATCTTGGTGATGGTCAACACTACATGATCTGCGATGGACAGATTGTTCTTAAGCGTCTCGCAGAAGAAGGTGACGCAGAACCAACGACTGAAGAAAAGTTGGAAGAAGTAGTTCCTACTGCACCTGCAAAGTAATTAGAAAGTTCTAGTATGAAGGTTGCGTTGATCACAGACACTCACTTCGGTGCTAGGTCAGATTCTATTCCGTTCGATAACTTCTTCGCGAAGTTTTATACTGAGGTGTTTTTCCCGCATCTTGAGCAAGCAGGAATCAAAACCATTATTCATCTTGGTGATGTTTTTGATCGTCGCAAGTTTATAAACTATAACACGCTAAAAAAGTGTCGTGAGTATTTCTTCGATAAAGCACGAGATCTTGGTATTGACGTGCACATGATCGCAGGAAACCACGACACATTTTTCAAGAATACGAATGAAGTAAACTCACTAGACCTGCTGCTTCGTGAATATGGTAACGTGATTACATATTCTGAGACAGAAGAAATTAAACTCGACGGAAAGAATCTACTGCTTGTTCCATGGATTTGTTCGGGTAACTATGCAGAAACCATGGAGGTTGTAGATAAAAGTAATGCACAAGCAGTATTCGGACACTTTGAATTTTCAGGTTTTGAAATGTATCGTGGGCATAAAAATGACCACGGCATGGGCACTGAACGTTTTGATAGATTTCCTCTCGTTTGTAGTGGTCACTTCCACCATCGTAGTCGCACTGGCAATATTCTGTATCTTGGTAATACCTATGAGTTTACTTGGTCTGATTATAATGATCCAAGAGGGTATCACTTATATGACACGGAAACTAACGAGGTAGAATTTTATGAGAACCCATTTAAAATCTTTCATAAGATTTATTACGATGACACTACTGACGACCCTAGTTTGCTTGATCTTAGCGCACTTGTGGGGAGTTGCGTTCGATTAGTTGTCGTAAAGAAAACAGACTTCTATAAGTTTGATCGTTTCGTTGACAAGTTGTATGATTGCAACCTGATCGAATTAAAAATTATTGAAGACTTCTCAGA